GAGTACTTACTCCTAGAAGAATTACCTATGTGCGTGAACGGGGATGATATCCTGTTCTGGTGCTATGATGGCGTTCTCTATGAGATTTGGAAAGAAGTAACTAAGGCCTGTGGGTTAAAGTTCAGTCTAGGGAAAAATTACACTCATAATAAGGTGGCAATTATCAATTCTCAGATGTACTTTTTTACAAACAACAAACACTCATTGACAAAGTCCCACATTTCCCCCAGTCTTCTGTTTGTCCTGGCTCGAACCGTGAACGCTCGCCTTTTGGCGGGTGGAACACGGGCCGAAACCAAGGCCTTGCAGGGGTTGGACGTGAGAAACCTTACTGATCACGACTTATCTATATATGGTAAGTACTACGAATTGGCTAAGGAAAAAGATTTGCTGCGTCACTTCAAGATACAACTAAGTGAGAAGGACAAGAGGGCGTACAATGATCAAAAGAATCACGAAGGACAGTTGAGGATCCTAAGAGATGTTCAGCGTAAGGACCCGACCTTAAAGGCCGACCTATATGCTTCATATCTCAAGTTTCGATCAACAATTGAACAACGGGGTGCTAAGGGTTTGAGTATGCTACGTGGTAGCCTAACATCGGCTTATCCGACGATGAAGGAGGAATATCTAAAGGTTTTTAACAACATTCAGTTACACAAACTGGACAGGTTTCGCATCTGTGGTTTAGGAAATATGGACATGGAAACTCCATACTTCTTACCGCAAAGCCTTGGGGGTCTTGGTTTGACTCCCACAAACGATCACAAATACACCGCACAGGAATACGTGGAGATTGCAGCTTTGGAAGGCTGTAACGTCCAAGGGGAGAAATGGGTACAAAGACAAAAACCCGCCCCTGTAAGACCTTCTATGATGAAGGCCGTAGCAGTTGAGCTGGCACTACACAAACAACTTCTAGCAATAGAGAGTGTCAGAAAGACTCACGAGCAAATTGGATTGGCTCGGTTCTTTGGTGAAGACGATTCCTTTTGGGAACATTCGTTCCTTACGGGTTTCGTTACACATGATAACACGATCGTAGGGCAAGAAGAGTTAGGTGATGCAACGAGGTTTCTAGGACAGAACACTAGGGGCTTCAGGAACCGTCAGTTAATGGCCGAGTTAAAGAGGCAGCGTAAGACCGGCTGCGCTCTAGGCTTTTGGAAACTGGAGAAGAACCTTGACGATAAGAGGAAGAGGGTGGTAACAACGGAGGAATACAAAGATGGGTTTGATATCGACATTAAGTCGGTGTCACTCACATACAAGTACATTCCGTCGCCGAAATATGAGTAGAGACATTAAGAATCCTAAGGGTAGGGGAGAGCCCCACGATGAAGTATGGAGGGTAATTATAAGGATATTCAGAAATGGATATACAGTGCAAATGAAGATGAAATCTAATGCATTCTTATATACTACTTAACATATGGAGTGGGGCGGGGAGCAAAGAGGATAATCACAAATCAGGCGGCAAGTCACTATCTAATCATTACATGGTTTTATATACATTTGAGCCTTTGAGGTGGTTATACCTCCGGTCCTCGAGATCTTCTACCTATGGGGACATTTTGTCTTCCGGGCTTGGTAGACCCGGACATGAG